CGTAGTGCGTTGGCTTGCCGGTCGCGTTGTTCAGTTCGCGCAACTGCATCATGTCGTCAAGGCTGGTCAACTCCAGCCGTGTTTCCTGCGCGCCTGCAATGTGGAAGCGGATCGTTTGCAGCCAGCCATTCGGGATTTCGGAATACCGGCTGTCGATCTGGCCAGACGAACGCTGCACCATGCGGTAATGCCTGATCTCGCGCTGCATCTGCGCTTCAGCCAGCGCAATGAATGTCGGGATGACCGCAGCAAGATCGTCGCGGTCCAGAAAATCCGCGATGGCCGTCTTTAGCTGGCTGTAAGTTGTGATGCTCATTTCTTCTTCGCCGTCTTAGCAGATGCCTTGAACGCAGCCGCAGTTGGCGCGCCCTTGGTGCCTGGCTTGCGCATCTTTTCGTTGGACCCAGCTTTGATGCGGGCTTTCTTGGCGGCGATGTTTGCGTACAGACCTTTGGTCATCACTTGCGCCCCTTCATCATGCAGCGACCAGCCGCCTTGCACTTACCGGGCGTTGGGCAGCCCTTGCACGGCTTGAACGCTGGCGCTTTGACAGGTTTCTTCATGTCACGTCCCTCTTAGGTTTGCCGCACATTAGCAGATATTGTGGGTTCACGCTAGCCCGCGTAGGTTCCGCCTGATCGGTTCGCTCTTGCTGGCGCTCTCGCCCCGCGCGGTCGGCGCAAAAACAGCCACAAGGCCCGCTGCGTCGGCGCAGTGCGATGCCCAGTCGTGATCCGGCCCCAGCCCGATGTTGCGCTTTTCGTCCCATTTCTCGTGATACCACGACAGCGCCTCGCGGCCCGATACCGTCGTGTCTTCGTTAAACCGGCACTGCGCAAACATGGATCGCAGAGCGTATATACGCTGGACGGCAGCGCCCTTGCCCTGGTTCGGCACGACATACGTTGCAAAGCCTGCCTCGCGCAGAAACTTCTCTGGCGTGACGCTGTAAACATTATCGTGTTTGACGCCATCGTGCGGCAGGACGCAGGTCGCGTCGTCATAGCCGTTCTCGCGCAGCCAGTTGACGTGCGCCTCAAACGGTTGGCCGACCGCCTCGTAGTAATCCAGCCAGCGTATTTCTTCGCCAACATACTGCACCATCCAGATCGCCGTGGCGTCCGCAGCCGTCGATGTCGATCCGATGTCCCACACGGCATAGACGCGGTTCATGGAATGCTTGTTGTAGAACCCGATCCGGTTTTCCTTGCGCGCCACTTCCAGCAAGTCGGCATAGTAAGCGCCTTTCAGCGCCCGCAGATACGCGCCTTCCCAGACGTGATCGTATACCGCCTTGTCGAGCGTCTTTTCCTGCTGGTCACGCAGCGCCACCAAGCCTTCGGGAAAATACGGATTGTCGCGCCAGTTGATCTCGGCAATCAGCAGGCCCGGCGGATCGTCAACGCGGAACCGCCGATCAACTGGGCTGCCCTCGGTCTTCGGGTTCCACAGCGCCCATATCTCGGACTTCGGCTGCCGGAACACCGTGGCTTCCAGCGCCAGCCATGAGCCTTCTGGAATGTCCTCGGCTTCCTCGACAATCGTCAGGTCAATCTTGGCCAGCGACTTGATGGATTGCTCGTTCCGGCGCAGGCCGCGAAAGATGAATTCGGTGCCGTTCGATCCCTTGATGTAATCAACGCCGACATCGTAGTGCGCTTCCAGCCACGGGTGCGCCTCAATTGCCGCCTTGATCTCGGCGTGCATGGATTGCTTGATGCTGGCTTGGAATTCACGGACGCACAGGATGCGCAGCGGTTCAGCGTAGCCCCACACAGCAGCCATGAGCGCGGCGCTGAATGACTTCCCAGACCCGCGACCACCATAGAGCGCCCGATAACGCGCTGCGCCCCTGTTAGCGGAAAAGACCGGCACCAGCTTTGCTGGCAGATCAATCGTTGCCGTTGTCATCTGCTGCGCGGATCAGGATTTGCGTTGGCGGCGTCATGCTGCCATCGCTGGATGTGACATCGGTTTCAACCTTGTCGGAATAGCCGTGCTTGGTCAGCATCATCTTTGAAATGGGCGCGTTGTAAGCGCCAAGCAAGCCGCCTTTGACAAGCTGACGCTCCTGCGACTGTGCAATTTTGCCTAAGATGTCGGAAAACTCTTTGTCTTCGTGCTTTGCCCACTCATAGCAAGTGTCGCGTGATATGCCGATTTCACAGGCCATTCCTGCAACGGTCGGCACAGGATCGCCCACGTCAATCCAGCCGCCGTTCGCATACTTCCATGCTTTGGCAACCAGTTTTTTTGTGTAGTCTGTTGGACGTCCTGTTGTCATGCGCTCATCTTACCATGTGTTTGCATTGCTTGTCACGCTTCGCTTGCGTGTTCATCCAGCACGGCAATCTTTGCCAACTCAAGACAGCCGATGACTGACACGACCGTCATGCCTTCAGCGTGATCGTCGATGGCCTGCAAGATCGCTTCCATCAGCACGCCACCGCGATCTACCTCACGGCCTTTGCCTTCAAATACTTTCATAGTTTGCCTGCGTTCTTCATGGGCCAAATATATTTCAAATGAGATGAAAACATTTCATGCTGTTTTTTTAGTTCGCTATTCCAAAATTCCCGCTCCCTGTGAGCCTTGAAAACCATAACGCTGGCTTGCGTTCCAGAAACCCCAAGCCTGTCGCCAATCTGCTTATATGTCAGGCCAGCATCGCGCCAGCGTGCAGCATTGAGCCGCCTTGCTTTATGGTCCATTACAGTTCCTCTATCTTGATGCTTGATGGATCAGGCTTGCCGTCGATGGTGTCGAATGTCAGGGTGAAGTAGAAAGCATCATCGTCGTAGAAGTTATCGCGGTAATCTGGCCGCATGTGCAAAGAAGTGCCGTAGGCGTCAATGCAAAGTTTGGCCTCCACCGTCTCCCGCTTTGGTTCTGGCTCTGGCTCGATGCGGTATGCGGAATAATCATCAAAACAAGGATCATTTTCATAATACCACTCATCTGGGTAAGTGAGACCGAACACCTCAATGGCTTTTCCCTCATGCTCCGCTAGCAGCAGCGCACTCTTTTCCTCGCGGGTCATGTCGAGCCATATCTTTGGTTTATCGGTCATATCAAACCCACCCCATCGTCAGCGCCGCGATCATAACCGTGCCTGCTGTGACGCAGATTGCGACGGTCCAGAACGCCAGCCGGTTGCTGGCCTGTTGCCCTTTGTGCAGCAGGTAAAGTTCCGCTGGCGTGTATTCGTCCCATGCCACGCCAAGGCGGATCGCGCGATCTATGTCGGCTGGTGTGTGCTTATATGTCATTGGTCTTGCTCCTGTTGCATAAGTTCGATGCAGTATGCTGCGATTGGGTTGACTGGCACGTCGCCCTGTTCCCATCGCCTGATTGTGCGTTCGCCGTTGAGGCCCATGCCCCAGACCGAAGCCAGATCGCGCTGGCTTAGGCTTAGGGCTTTGCGGGCTGCTTTAAATGTTGTCGGGGTCATTCCATAAACACCCAGCCACCACGCGGCCCAAACTTTACAAGAATGATCCGATCATCTGCCATCATCACGCGGCATGTAATCGTTGTTTTCTCGCGCCGCGCCTTGCTGCGCATCTCACCGAAGGTAGGGATGGCGCTCATTGCGCCATCTCCAGAACCTGTGCGTGGCTGCGGATTTTGCCGCATCCGTTATCGTCAAGGCGATATGCCCTACCAGTCAGAAACTGGTCGCCTTCGTAGGCTGGCGCAGCTTGCGTGCCGATGACGCGGATGCCCTGCTTGGCAAGGGCTTTGAGGGTGAGGGAAGAAAAGTCGCGCATGGCAGACCTCCAATTTTTGCATCAAACCCGATGCAGGGGTGGGCTTCATTGCCCGTGCTTCACTTGTAGGACATTCTGTCCGGTCCCGCAACAGTTATTTTGCGTCAATCGAAAATAATTTCATCTTCAATGATTTCACGGCTGATCCGTTCAACTTTCGCATTCGGGAAATGCTTGGCCGCTGCTTGGATCATTTCTTCGAACTGCCCGCGCAGTGCGTGGATCGCGTCTTCGATGTGATACACGATCCAGTCTGGATGCTCGCGTCGGATCAGCCCAAGGTCGCCGTGCAGCACGAACGCATATGTCTTGCCGTCCACCACTGCCAGCGCCACGTCGCGGGACGCGGGCTTGTGGCCTGCGTTGATGGCTTGCTGGTGCATGACGGTCAGCCCCTTGCACAGCCGGTCTGACACCGCTGCCACCGCCTTGGCATCGTCGGCTATCATGGCTTCATCCAGATCGGCCACCAACTGCGCGTACAGCGCCGCTGCGGTCGGCGTGACGCAATCCAGCAGCCGCTGACCCCAGACAGCCTGACAACGCTTCAGCGTGGCGTTGAACGGCGCGACCGCTGCCGACACTGCCCGCGAATATGGCTTGCCGTAATCCGTGTTCGCCCCGACTTTGAACGTGCCACGCTCGGCCATCGCCTTCTTGGCTGCGGTTGATTTAGGTTTTGCCATTGATGCGGCCCTCCGCGATCTTGAAGTAGTCTGGGTCGCGCTCAATCCCGATGAAGTTGCGACCAGTGTTGCCGCAGGCCACGCCAGTCGTGCCGCTGCCCATGAACGGGTCAAAAATTGTGTCGCCTTCGTTTGACCATGATATGATGTGGTCAGTTGCGAGCCTAAGCGGGAATACTGCGGGGTGACCAGTGCTGCCGCCCCCGACACCGTATTTCCAGATGTTTTTACGCTTACCAAAAACGCTTGCGGTTTTCATATGCCTTTCCGGTATTATCCCGTCACGCCGCATTCCAGCCTTTGCCGCGCTTTCAGTCACACCACCTCTGACATTTTTTCTATCCATTATGGGGTTGAAAGCCTTTGGACGGCCTTTGCTCAATACAAACATATACTCAAAGCTGGTGTAATAAGCGTGCTTTGAACCGCCAAACGCCTGAGCCTTTTCGTATATCATCGTGTCATGCAGATTGAAGCCGCACTCCATTGCCCACAATGCTTGCTTAAAGCTGCTTCCTGTCTCGCTGCCTTTGACAGTGGCATCTCCGACGACCCATACGACAACGCCGCCATCGGATGTGACGCGGTATAATTCCGAAATGATCGCTTGCCACTTTTCTGGCCCCCAATCGTTCAAACCGCCGTTGTATGTCCGCAGATTGTCATATGGCGGAGACGTGACCGTCAGGTCAATGCTGCCGCTGTCCAGATCGGCCATCGCATCCAAGCAATCGCCCATCATCAATTTAACCGTTGTCATGTCTTTCTCCATCGTCCCATCCCTTCATTTTTGTCGTCCGCTGTTCGCCCCTCTGATTGGGTCAATCCAGCAGCCTGCGCCACTGACGCGCCACTAGGCGAGCGGCAGTGGCGCAGAATGCGCTGCTGGGTTTACCCTATAGGGCGAACTCACCAGTGGCGCAGTGTGTTTGCGCCACTGGCGCGCCACTGAGAAAATCCAGTGGCGCACCACATTGTGGGTCATTTCTGTTCCCCAACACGCCCATTTGAGACGACCCCTTTGCGCTCTTTTCGCTGCCCCTCGCTGCGATATGTCGTCTCCTCAATCAGCCCTTTCTCATGCCACTCGCGCAGCATTGTTTTGGCCTGTGCTTCGGTCTTGTTATTCATCGGGTCCACGAAAACGTACTCGGTGATGACCCTGCCGACCCA